TGGTATTTAGGAGACAAACTCTTACATGTATACGCATCTATGGACTTTGCATATTCTGTAAGTAATAGTGCTGACTACACTGTTATTTCTGTATTAGGAGTAGATGAAGATAGTAACTATTATGTTTTAGATTTAGATAGGTTTAAAACTAATAAGATAAGCGTAATGTATGATAGAGTAGAAGCAGTGTATAGAAAATGGAGATTTAAAAAGTTAAGGTGTGAAGTGGTAGCTGCACAAAAACTCATTGTATCTCAGTTTAAAGAGTACATGCGTGGACAACAAATTGTATTTAGCATTGATGAATACAACCCCCCACGTAACATGAGCAAAGCAGAGCGCATTGCAGCTATCTTAGAGCCACGTTACAGTAATGGTCAGATATGGCATTATAAAGGTGGTAATTGTCAAATATTGGAAGAAGAACTTATTTTAAACAATCCTGAACACGACGACGTAAAAGATGCTGTAGCAGCATGTGTAGAAATATGTAAAGCTCCTATTACTTCTCGCACATGGAATAAACGAGGTAATGTCATTCCTTTTAATTCTAGATTTGGTGGTGTAGCAATATGAATGAAAATATTCAAAGCGGTTTAACTGAAGACCAATTGGCTAATAAAATTAGCGATTTATGGGTACGATGGAACGATGCTCGTGATGAGTGGCGCGAAAGCACACAAGAATTACGTCAATATTTATTTGCTACAGATAGTCGCAAAACAAGTAATAGCAAGTTGCCGTGGAAAAACTCTACAGTTACACCTAAACTTACTCAAATACGGGATAACTTACATGCTAACTATTTAGCTGCATTGTTTCCTTCAGAGACATGGTTTACTTGGGAAGCTGTAGATAAAGATGAAGAGCTATATGCTAAACGTAGAGCTATTGTTAATTATTTAAAACAAAAACTAAAAGCATCTAATTTTCAATTACTAGTATCAAAATTAGTATATGATTATATAGACTTTGGTAATGTATTTGTTACATATGACTATGTACGAGATATTATAGAATCTACTGATGGTCAAATTATATCTAAATATGTAGGGCCAAAAGCCTATCGCATTAATCCTAATGACATTGTATTTAATCCAGTGAGCGAATCGTTTTCTAAAACGCCTGTAATTCGCAGGATGTTAAAGTCTATTGGCGATTTAATTACTGACGTTGATACCAAACCTGCGTTAAACTATAACAAAGGCACGTTAAATAAAGCACTGCAATTTAGGCAAAACTATAGGGATGACCCTGAGTTTAAAAAAGAAATTAACTTGGCTATTGATGGATTTGGTAGTCTTGATGAATATTTAGATAGTGACATGGTAGAATTGCTTGAATTTTGGGGAGACATTTATGACCCTGAAACAAAGCAAATGCTGCGTAATCAACTCATCACTGTTATTGACCGTAAATGGATTTTGCGTAATCAGCCTAATCCGTTATGGACAGGAGAGAAACCCATTCATCACTGTGGTTGGAGATTGCGTACAGACAACTTGTGGGCACAAGGGCCGTTAGACCAACTGGTTGGTATGCAATATCGTATTGACCATTTAGAAAACCTTAAGGCAGACGTATTTGACCTCATTGCATATCCTGTAATGAAAGTTAAAGGCTCAACTGTAGAAGAGTTTGAATACGAACCCGGAGCCACTGTATTTGTTGGTGATGAGGGCGATGTTGATTTTATGCGCCCAGACGCTACAGCATTACAAGCTGACTTACAAATACGTGATTTGATGAATCGTATGGAGGAACTTGCTGGTACGCCTCGTGAGGCTATGGGCATTCGTACTCCGGGTGAAAAAACTAAATATGAAGTGCAACGTCTTGAAAACGCTGCTGGTCGTATTTTCCAAAGCAAAGTAAGCTGGTTTGAGCGTAATATTCTTGAACCACTTCTTAACGGCATGCTTGCTGAAGCTGTGCGTAATTTTGAAGGGGTAGAACGTATTCGCACTCTTGATGAAGACTATGGCACAGAAACCTTTGTAGAAATTACCAAAGACGATTTGATGGCTGCTGGTAAAATCTATCCCATTGGTGCTCGTCATTTTGCAGAGCAAGCTAAGTTTATCCAAGAACTTACGCAAACAATTGCTGCAGTGCAAGCCATTCCTTCTGTTGCTGCCCACATGAGTGGTAAGGCTATTGCCAAAGCATTGGAAGAAAACCTTGGTCTTGCTTCCTACAACATTGTTAAGGACAATGCTGCTATTTTTGAACAAGCTGAAACACAACGCCTAATGAACCAATCTCAAGAAGACGTAATGACTGAATCTATGGTTGAAGCAGAAGGCCCAACGGAATTTCCAGAAGAATGAACTTAAAGCTTATTAAAAATAAACCTGAAGATATTTCATCAACCGAGTTTCGTAAACTTTGGGACAATGCTGGGTACACATTAGAACCTTTGTATAAAGTTTTGCTTGAACTTAAAGATGAAGTAAATAGTATTAATAAAGAAGATTTTGATTGCCCTAACCATTATGCCAAATTAGCGTATAACATGGGGCAGACTAAAGTAATTGAGCAAATCATCTCAATGTTGCCAAAATCGGCAAAAATGTAAACTTTTGTGTTTTTTTGACTCTAAGCACATAACCAAAGGAGAAAAGCATGACCGATGCTACGATTTTTAATCAAGAAGCAGAAGACAACACTGTTTCTGAAACGCAAGCCGCAGAGACAACTGAGGCAAAATTGTTTGAAGCCCTTGTTGGTGAAAAACAAAAATATAAATCACCAGAGGATTTGGCTAAAGCATATGCTAATGCTGACCAGTTTATTGAAACCTTGAAAGAGGAAAATAGACAATTACGTGAGCAAGTAGCACAGGCTAAAACCATTGACGAAGTGATTGAGCGTATGTCTACAAAACAAGAAGCACCAGTGGCAGACCAGCCAACTGTTTCAGGGTTAAAACCAGAAGATGTGCAACAGCTAGTAGAAAAAACGCTAGAAAGTCGGAAAGCGCAAGAACAACGCACTTCTAACTTATTTCTTGCAGATAAACTTATGAAAGATAAGTTTGGTGACAAAGCCACGGAGTTATTTAAACAACGTGCGTCCAATCCGCAAAAACAAAAAGTGTTGATGGAACTTGCAGCTACTGACCCGAATGAGTTTGTAGCACTGTTTTCTGGAGTACCTGCTCAAACAAACACGATGGATTCAAGTGCTACTAATACTACTTCTGTAGCTTATAGTGGAACGCCACGGGATACTGTGGAAGGCACTAAAGAATGGGCAGCTAAAATCCGCAAGGAAAGCCCTGACCTTTATTGGTCACAAGAGTTTCAATATAAGTTGCAACAAACTGTTACTAAAAACCCTGACCTATATTTTGGTCGATAAGGAGATTTAAATGGCTGGTGTTGATTATGCAAAAGTCAACGACCATCTTGTTCGTACTGAGCTGTGGTCGTCTGAACTAAAAGACATCCTGCAAGAACAACTGATGGGCACGAAATATGTTCGTATGCTCAATGGTTTTCCTGACGGGAATCAATTTACTATTCCTTCTATTGGCGAATTGCCGATGCGTGAAGTGGCTGAAAATACGCCTGTTACGTATGATTCGATGGATACTGGTGAGTTCACCTTTACCATTGACCGTTACGTTGAGGCTGCTACGTTTATCACGGATAAAGCCAAGCAGGATAGTTATTATGCTCAACAACTGATTGGTATGTTCCCCACCAAAATGCGTCGTGCTTTGGACGAGAACCTTGAAGGTTCTGTGTTCTCTTTGGCTAACACGCAAACGGCGAACAACACCAATGAGATTAACGGTGCTGACCATCGTTTTGTTGCTTCGGGTTCGTCAAACACTGTGTTGTCGCTAGATGACTTTGCTAAAGCTAAATATGCTTTGGACAAAGCCAATGCTGGTGGCACTCGCGTGGCTATTATTGACCCGTCGCAAGAATATGTGTTTAACACTCTTGTTGGCGCACAAGCCTTCACGAACAACCCTGCTTTCGGCGGTATTGTGAATGGCGGTTTTGTGAACGAAGTGACCGGCATGCGGTTTATTCGCAACATCTTTGGTTTTGATGTGTATGTGTCTACTTTCTTGGCGACTCCTACCGACACCTCCATTGATAGCGTGTCTGTACCTGCTAGCCCTGTTACCAACATCTTTATGTCTGTTGGTGGCGACCTTACCCCGTTCGTTGGTGCTTATCGTCAAATGCCTCGTGTTGAATACGAGCGCAATAAAGACCTGCGCCGTGACGAGTATGTGATGAACGCTCGTTTTGGTTTGAAGCTCTATCGTCCTGAGTGTCTGGTAAGCGTCATTACCAAGAGCACCATCTAAAAGGGGGATTGAGAAATGACTCGCAAAACTACTTGGACGAACGCTGACGGTTTGGTGGTGGGCTTTGGCCCTAACTTCGCAGAACGTAATGTTTCTGGCGTACATGACACCGATGGTCAGCTTAAGGAAGCTCGTCTAGCAATCACTTGGGAATCGTCTGGCGCTGCTGTGACTATTCCTGCAGGTTCGGTTGTTATGGACGTTATTGTTAAGGTTGGTACGGCATGGGTCGGTGGAACCAAAGTTGAAGTTGGAGATGGCTCTGACGCTGACGGTTGGATTTCTGCTGCACAAGGTGCTACGGCTAACCTAACTGCTGGTGCTACGCTACGTGCTGGTGGTGCTTATGCTGTTGGCGGCACTGACGCTACGGCTAAAGCCCTTGGCAAAGTGTACGCTTCGGCAGATACTTTGGATGTTACCATCACTGGTTCGTATACGGCTGGTGACGCTGACATTATTGTTCGTTACGTTTAAGGCGTAACCGGGGGGAGGGGTGTAGCCTCTCTCCCCTTTTTTTGGAGATATTATGGCTAATGTACAGCACAGTGCACTTACTGACCCAAATTTGCATGAGCCTAAAGGAATTGCTAGTGCAAATGCTAACGAATTGTACGTAGCAGATGGTAGCACTAGTGGCGCATGGCAAAAACTTTCTCCTCCATCTCTTAGCGGCATTACTAGTAACGGCTCTGCAGGTCAATTTCTTTCTGTAGACGGTTCTGGTAATTTTGTTTTTGCATATTCTGCTCATGGCGGAATTTATTTTTTTGATGCTGCTACTCCAACTGTAATTACATATCCTTCTACTTATTCTAAAGTAAATGCTGTCACTACTCCTATAGGTAGCCCAGTGTTTATTACTGAAGGAACTAACTCTAGACTTACATACACAGGCACAGACACTATTGATTTAGACGTAGTGTTTAATTTGTCTATAGACCAATCTACTGGTACAAACAAAGACATTCAAGCAGCCATTTACAAAAATGGAATTTTAGTTAACGGCACACAAGTAATTGCTACTTGTAGGTCAGGCGAAAAACTTATCGTGTCTTCACACGGCGATGTTAACATGGCTACAAATGACTATGTTGAAGTGTATGTAAAAAACAACGGCGGAAGTGGTAATGTTAATGTATATTCTTTTTCATTAATGGCATCTACAGCAGGGGCATAATATGGCTAAACTTACTCTGCTAGACATGACACAAAACATTTTATCAGCTATGGACAGTGATGCTGTTAACAGTATTGATGATACTGTAGAAGCTGTTCAAGTTGCTGAACTTGTTAAAGAATCTTTTTTTGATTTAATGAGCCAACGTGATTGGCCCTTTTTGTTTACGTTAGCTGCTCTTGAAGCATTAGGTGATGTTAACAATCCTACTAAAATGAAAATTCCAGATACGTGGAATAAAATTAAATGGGTTAAATATAACAAACAAGAAGTTGAATATGTTGCGCCAGAAGACTTTAAACATCTTGTTGATAATAGAACAGAAACTGCTAATGTAGTTGATGCTAATGGGTATGTAATTAATCGTGACCCTAAATATTGGACTAGCTACGATGATGTGTACATTTATTTTGATGGCTACAATAAAACTGTAGAGAGTACGTTACAAGCTTCTAAAAGTGTGGGATATGCTGGAGTGCAACCTACATGGACGCATAGCGATTCTTTTATTCCAGCTATTCCTGAAAAGTTTTTTCCAACGTTGTTGTCTGAAGCAAAAGCACAAGCTTTTATTAATTTAAAACAACAACAAAACGTAAGAGAAGAACGTAAGGCACAACGTGGTCGTATGACTATGCGTAACGAAGCATGGAAAAATGAATACGGAGAAATTAAATATAACACGAAGGTGAATTATGGCAGAAAGTAAAGTTGAAAAGTTGTTAGAAGAAAAAGCAGCTAAAAAACAAACTATTAAAGAACGCAAAGAAGAACGCGAGCAACAAGGTATTGAAAATAAACTTGTTATTGAAATGAACCCTAACGGGCTTTTTTCTGTGCGCTACTCTTTGTCCGGCCCTGTGCCAAATGATTTGCGTGGTATGTTTACTCGTAAAGATAAAATCTTTGCAATTGCTCAACGCAAAAATATTCCTGTAGAGGGACACAATGGCTAAGTATGCAATTAAACCTGCAAAGCAAAAAGAAGATGCTATGCAACGTAAATTGCGTAAAGACAAAGCTTTAAAAAAAGCTACGGAACTTGTTAACAAAGACAAGAAAAAACGTCATATGCCTAAAATAGGAAAACTATAAATGGCTGTACAAGGTTCAGTAAAAGATTATTTTACATTTGTTGGTGGTCTTAACACTGAGGGTGGGTTTTTTGTTACGCCTGAAAATAGTTGGAAAGAAGGCACTAACATTATTCCACAATTGGATGGGGCTATACACAGACGCAATGGTTTAGACTATGAAGATGTATACCAGTTGTATGCATCTAGCATTACATCTGACCAAAAAGATTTGTGGGCGTTTTCTACAGGCATTTGGTCTACTGTAGGTGGTAATGGTAACTTAAACTTTTTAGTTGTTCAAACAGGCAGTACGTTACATTTTTATGGCGCTGGGTCTGGTACTATATCTGCAACTAAAAAATCATTCACTGTTAACTTAGCGTCTTACACTGCGTTTGGTAACACAGAAACCGCTGGCACAGCAGTGGCTAGTTATGCGTCTACATTTGGTCAACTCATTGTAACTACACGAGATACAAACCCAATACGCATTGAATATAACGCTACAACAGATACAATTTCTGTAACAGAAATTACAATTGAAATACGTGACTTTGAAGGATTTAAAAGTTACGAAACTATTACAACAGAACTTACGTCTTCTGGTTGGGATAGCAGCTATAGCGCACAAGGTCTTGGTGATGGGTATGAAAGAGCGTTGTATAACTTGTATAACCAAGGTTGGAATGACGCACAAATAAACAGCTATAAATCAGCAAATGGAAACAAGCTTCCTGCTAACTCTAAAAGCTGGATATTTGGTAAAGACAGCAGTGATAATTTTGACCCTGCTACATTAAACAAACAAGAGTTTGGTACTAGTCCTGCACCAAAAGGTAAAACTATTTTAAATGCGTTTAAACAAGACCGTACAGCAGGTGGCGTAACAATTACTACGTCTAGCGCATATAGACCTACTGCATGTGCGTTTTTTGCTGGTCGTGTGTGGTATGGTGGTGTGCAAAGTGCTAATCAATTAGGCAAAGTATATTTTAGCCAAGTGTTAGATACGCTAGAAAAAGCGGGTAATTGTTACCAAGCTAATGACCCAACTGCTGAAGTTGTATCTGATTTGTTAGATAGTGATGGAGGTGTAATTGATATTCCAGAAGCAGGTGAAATTGTCAACATTGTTCCTCTTGCGCGAGGCATTCTTATTCTTGCTACTAACGGGGTTTGGTTTATCAGCGGCATTGACAATGCATTTAGTGCATCAACTTATGTTGTAGAACGAGTAACAAGTGTTGGTTGCATTGCTGCTAAAAGTGTTACTGCAGTAGAAAACACAGTGATGTACTGGTCTAATAACGGTATTTATTTAATTAGTACAGGAAATACTGGAGTAGGTTTAACTGCTCAAAATCTTAGCGACAAAAACATTAAAAGTTTTTATCAAAACATACCGTCTCTTAATAAAACATACGCTGAAAGCAGCTATAGTGCCACAGATAAAATTGTTTATTGGCTATATTCATCAGAAGAACTTACAGATGCTAGT